AGTATTATTTAGTAACTTTAATTTCAACAGTTCATCCTCGACCAACAGCTCGCTCCAGTATCCACGTAATCTATTGTCATAGATAGCAGTCATTAACGTATCGTAGTCTGTCTTTTTTACACCATGTAGATCAGCATTAACACCAAGACCTCTTAATGTCTGGATCATATCTACAGACTGCCATTGATCAAACGTAACAGATACTAGTTCAAACTTCCTATTCAGATCTAGAATCATTTGCCTTACAGCAGCAAAATTGATTTCCTTTCCAGGAACAGCTTCCCAGTAGTGAATCAAGTCAACATTTATTATTGGCAGCAATTCAGTTCCCATAGAAGTTTTTATCTCAGTAAATCCTGCACCATGAACCATAGACAATGCCGCCCTATCTCGCTTAAGTCCAAGGTCAACATGCATGTATCTCAACTTACCATCTTCACCATTAAACCATTTCTTAAATACGCCGTCTTCATCTATTGGATCATCATGATACATAAACGCTTTCCTTACACGCTCTGCATCTCTAAAGTATGCGTCCTCCATGTGTGGAGGTTCACATTCAAACCTTGCAGCAGCCTCAACAGGGTTACGAATATATTCCGATTCCAATTGGTGTCTTTCAATAGTTGGGTTAACGTCCCACGTTGATGCTTTAATACACCAAGTTTTAGGTTCATTCTTTTCTATTGCCCCTTCGTATCTCTGCTGAATGAAGTCACCCTTATACCTGGGGAACGACAGAAGGATAACCTTTCCAACCTCTGGGAATCTAGACATCACAGATAACTTACTCATATTATAGATTGCAGACGCTGAGCCTTTATTTCTAATCTCCCCCTTCAATTCTGAATCGGTTTTGAAAGCTGAAATCTCATCCAAAACAACAGTCATAACCTCATAACCTTCCCAACCCTCAGATTCAGAGTGACCAGAGAAACATCTTACTGGTCTGGAAAAGAAGAAGATTTCACTTACTCTGGGTTCAAACCCTTGGTCATTAAACCAGGGGCTGCCCAACAAAAGATTTTTTAAAGGCTCGAAGAAAACTCTCTGTGCTTGCTGAGCGTTAACAGCAAGATTTAGAAGATCAACATATACACCATTAGCCTTACCATAATACATAAGGGGATCTCTTAGACAATGCAATAGGTAAACCGTTCTAGCCATCGATATTCTAGAACAATGATCTTTACCAGATCCCTTACCTAACTGACATATAACCTCATTCTGAGTATACTTATTGTAACAGTCAGTTCCTTCTTGAACTCCCATTAACTTATGCAAAGTCTCTTCTTTCAGAATCTGTGTACTTTGCTTTACGATCTCCGTTTGTATTTCAGACAACGCAGGAAGATTCAAATACTTTTTATCCTGAACAAACACTTCCAACGGGACAGGCTCTTCAACTAACTCATCTTGATTCAGCAACTTACTGAAATCATCTAGTTCAAGATTTAGTCCCATGTAATCGGTCATGGTCTGCTATACTCCCTCTTGAACGGAATCATTACCGGATAGCTCTTCCACGGGTATAGGCGCGTCAACTATATTATTTGATGCCTCAAATACGGACGAGGCTTCTGCGTCGATTATATTTTGATCCAAAATCTCAAATGCATCCGCCAGATCCCTTTGCACTTTATCTCTAATCTCTGGATACTGCGATATTACATCACGAATGATCTTTGACAACAAATTGTTGACAGATTCAGCTCTCTGCATTCGTGCTACATACTCAACATCAGTCTGGTTATTATTCATCAACTGATGCAACTGAGCCTTCTTATGTGCTACTTCAGCACATAATTTCAAAGCCTGGATTCTGGCGCTGACCATTCCGTGATCCGTAGCAATAGTCACAGTCTCCCATGATTCCTTACCGATCTCATCAAATTCGCTAAGAGCTTTAATAGTGTTTAACTGAACACGTTCTAAAAAATATGGATCAGATTCCGCTTGACGATGCAAGATCAATTTGAATTCTTCAATATAGGTACGAATATCGCCACGCTCTAGGTCCAACAAGGACGCTATCTCTGTGACATTGTACCCCTTGATGTGATATTGCCCGACCTGATCTACCAACTCCAATTTGTCAATTAGGGTCAACTGGGTGTTAGATTCGTCTTCAACCATGATATCTGTCATGCTATATTATACCATACCTTACAGACCACCGGGATGGTAGGGGTCGCCAATAGGGTTGAGCATAGGACGTTCACCCATCATCTCTTCCCTCCAGTACAACTCTGCATCACCGTCAAATTCAGTCTCTTCAGAATCTTCAGGATCTTCAGGATTAAATGTCATCTAAATATTCCTCCAAATTGAGTACATTTATATAAACAAAGCCCACAATACAGCAAATGCCGAAATCTGTATCGCAATTCCCCAATACATGCTTAACCATTCATCTTTCATTTAAAATATCCATTCTGTTTTTCCGACACCATCTCCCCAAACATCCCATCCAGGCGTGGTGTCTCTCGCGAACAATTCAATCTTCTTTTGTGTAGGAAACATCTGCTCTATTCTTTTCCTTACCTCTGCTGGCTTCGCACTATGTAGTCCCCGTTCTTCTCTTACCAACTGACGTATATTTCTAGCCCCTCGAGGCTTGGGGATCCTTCCCATTTTACCTATGAGACACAACTCAACCTGACTCATAGTATAATATCCTGGGTTGACTTTACACTTATCCCACACAAATCCCATCGTGGCCCAAGCAAACCCCCACGCCATCATGACATCTAATGCCTGAGGCAAATGGGGGCTGCTTGACCACATAAACAATAAACACTCCTTGGGATCTGCTATTACAGACAAATCCAAAGCTTTGAGTTCGTCCAGTTTCATTGTAGCATAATGCGATATCGCTCCGCCAGTGTCGTTCTTCCCTTCTCCAGCGTGTTGACGCTGGCCTTGGTAATCCCACGGCGGATCGACATAGATTATCTGATACTTCAATCTTTAGCCTTTCTACCAGACTTTCTTTTTGAAGAAGCAGCCTCTCGTTTCAATTGAATTCGACGTTCCTGTTCTTTGTCCAAAGTCTTTTCTAAGGGCTGTATGAGTTTTGTCTCAACAGACTTACGTAATGATGCAATCGCAATATGAAACATCTTAGTAAAGTCATCCTTACTAGGGTTGCCGTCCCATTGAGCCATAGAAAACTTTTTCATAGCAGACTCAACTTCAGCGTTAGTGCCCCTTGTACCGAGATACTCGTTCATACTGTACAGCCATAAAAGACGCTCATTTCTTTCATCCGAAGATGACTGAGCAGCCCTTTCGACTAACACTTCAGGCTGTACGTCAGACACGCGTCCCGCATGAGTTGCAACGGTCATGATGCGTTAAAGCATTATTGCCACCGATAGCAATCAGCAACTCCTTATGCTCTGGAGATAGATCGGGACAATGTGACCCAACATACGTGAACAGATTGACAACATGATACATTGTCGGATTGTTCAGAATGCTATCTGGATTCGGGAAAGTGGTCCTAAACCCTTCCCCGCTCCAATACTCCATGATGCGATTGAAAACCTTCGTCGGAACCCCATTCTCCTGACAAATCCTGAGGATAACGCCTCTTACATCGTTAACCTTCTCATCGCGGAGATGGATGAACCCATCGAACATAGGTTTGATCTGCTGCTTGGCGATACCCGCAAACTCTGCGAACTGCTCAACCACAGCATCACGACTGTAGCCACGCACACGGAACTTACGGTTATCAACCTGAGTAGTGGAACCATTGCTGCACCACTCTCTCTCCAGATAAGCCTCAACCACTGGATGCGTTGCCCAAGTATCAGAGAACTTAATCTTAACTCCACCATAATACGGAGTGTCCTCCGTCAAGAAATTAAACTCATCCGTAGTAATGACTGCACCTAACTGGCCAGCATCATTGATACGAAAATGTTTAATGCTCGCATCATCACCAATAGCACCAGCTGCTGCATCTAAGACATCACTATGTGCCACATTCGGTAAATCCAACTCAGAAAATGAGGACACAGTGTTACCCCGAAACACAGCGTTCAGGGAACGACCAGGGGTCTCATTGACATGATAGTTGTAATTCATTGCCACCAAATCATTGGGGCTACGCTTAACATACGGGAAAGGCACACTGATCATTTCAGAGAACTGCTTGGACGCTCCATCCGTAAGTTTAACCCTATCCCCATTAATACTGAACACACTCTTGCTTTCAACCTTCAAATCATTAAAAGTAAAGGGTACAATTTCAGTATCTTTCATCTTTTCAGCGATAGCGCTTTTTGCTTCATCTAAAGTTATTAAATTACTCATTTTTTCTCCATTCCGTTGCCATCGGCAACTTTCTTTATATATATTTTACCACACAAG